TACCCGAGAACAAAGAAAAAAAGCATGAACCAGAAGAAAAGACACTTATCCCTATTGCCCAGCTGGAAAGACGGCTGGAGCTGATTAAAAATTGGAGGTAATGAATATGAGTAAAATTCAAGAACTAAGAGAGAAACGTGCCAAGGTTTGGGAACAGACCAAAGTATTCCTTGATGAACATCGTCAGGAAAATGGTCTAATCAAACCAGAAGACAATGCAGTTTATGAAAAGATGGAAGATGAAGTAGTGAGTCTTGGCAAGGAAATCGAGCGCCTTGAGCGTCAGGAAATGATGGACAGGGAACTTTCAGCTGCCCTTAGCAAACCTCTTGCCTCAAGACCTGAGAAGATGACCGAAGAGAAAACTGGTAGAGCGTCCAGTGCATATAAGAGTGCTTTTTGGGGGGCCATGAGAAACAAGATGAACCCTTCTGTTCAAAACGCTCTGCAAATTGGTACAGATTCTGAAGGTGGCTTCCTTGTACCGGATGAATATGAGAACCAACTGATTCAGGCACTTGAGGAAGCTAATGTCCTTAGAAATCTTTGTAACGTGATCACGACCAGCTATGGGGATAGAAAGATTCCAGTGGTGGCAAGTCACGGATCCGCAGCATGGATGGATGAAGAGGGTGCTTTTGCAGAGAGTGATGACGCTTTCACTCAAGTGACGCTCTCTGCCTACAAACTTGGCACCATGCTGAAAGTATCTGATGAGCTTCTTAATGACAGCTACTTCGATCTTGAGGCTTATATCGCAGCTGAGTTTGCAAGAAGAATCGGGGCTGCTGAAGAGGAAGGTTTCATTACAGGTAACGGTACTGCGAAGCCTACAGGGCTTCTAAACGCAACTGGTGGCGCAAGTCTTGGTGTAACTGCTGCAAGTGCTACAGCTATTACCATCGATGAGGTAATGGACCTTTATCACAGCTTGAAGTCGGCCTACAGAAAGAACGCTACATTCCTAGTGAATGATGCCACCATCAAGGTCATCAGAAAGCTGAAAGATGGTCAGGGGCAGTATTTGTGGCAGCCATCCATTCAGTCGGGAGTTCCAGATACGATTCTCAATCGACCAGTGGTGACTTCTCAGTATATGCCAACAGTAGCAGCTGGTGAGAAGACCATTCTCTTTGGTGACTTCAAGTACTACTGGATTGCTGACCGTCAGGGTAGAACCTTTAAAAGATTGAACGAACTGTATGCAGCCAATGGTCAGGTCGGTTTCCTTGCATCCCAGAGACTAGATGCAAAACTGATCCTTCCTGAAGCCATCAAGGTGCTTCAGCAAAAAGCCTAAGTAATTTAATGGGAAGGTAGCCCTTATAGCTGCCTTCCTTTTACTTTGATAAGGAGGGAAAAACCATGGGATATAACACGAAAAACTATGCCGAGCAGGGTGGCGATAAGACCGTCATCGGTGGAGAACTTGCTGTAACTGCAGAAGGAAAAGTCACCTTTGATGGTACGGAGTTAAAACCTGCAGCGCTTCAAGCAGATAGCACTGCAACCGAGGTAGCTGGTCTTGTTTCTGATTTCAATGCGCTACTTGTGAAACTAAAAGCTGCTGGTCTTATGGAAAGCGAGTGATAAATGATGGCACTGCTTGATAAGGTAAAAGCAAATCTCATTGTAACCCATAATGAGGATGATACCTTACTGGAAGGTGTGATTGCCGCCGCCATCAGCTATGCCGAAGGTTATCAGCATCTAGGGACGGACTTCTATAAAGAAAACACCATGTCACCTGCTACCGAGCAAGGAGTCATCATGCTGGCTTCTCACTTTTATGAGAGTCGCGATGGCTCTACCGGTGGCTTTTTTAATGACAATGTCAGTGCTTCAGAGCAGGTGTGGAAGACGGTACATCTACTTCTACGCATGGGTAAGGAGTGGCAGGTCTGATGAAAAGATTATGGGTGCAGAAAAGAAGAAAACGCCAGAAAAGATGCTACAGAAAAGGCAGACGAAAGGATCGGAGTCATGGATATGAGGAGAAAGCAATAAAGGCAGGTGAAGGGTATGAGCTTTGGGAAGATGAACACCCGGATCGACATCATCGATACGATTCCCGTCAAAGACGATGAAGGATTCTCTTCTAAGGGAGAAAATTTGATCGCCAGTGTTCGTGCATACAGGGATGAAAGGCACGGTTCAAGAAAGTGGGCCAATATGGCCGCCTACACCAAAGCCAATGCCACCTTTCAGTTCAGACGGATTCCTGATGTGGTGATTGAACCTGGGATGCTGATCCGCTGTGATACCGGGGAGTACAAAGTCTTAAGCGTTGAGGTTATTATGGGATTTTATTTGGATGTAGCAGCAGAAAAGTTAGAAGCTACGAAGGACTAGGAGGTGATTTCATGGCAAGATCAAGTTTTAAGATGTTATGGAAAGCTTTTCATTACATCTTAAATGAACAGCGTCCCATAATGTAAAGTCACCTCCTTGAAATGTTCATCTATCAAGCTTAACAGAAAAATTTCTTTCCATAATCCCGTATAATTATTAGTAAGTCTATGTGACTTCTAATCCATTAAAGGGGGACAAACCATGGAAAGAAAATTAACTCTAACTGCACTTATCGATGCCTTTATTGTAGAAATGGAACGACTCGGCTACAGCAAGTCATTGATAAGGCATGTTAAGAAAGACTGTCGATGGTTTTTAGAATACGTTCTTGAAACCACAAATCAAGATATTTTCTCTGAAGAAATCGGGGCGCGGTATCTTTCAGAAAAATTCAACTACCCAGCACATTATCCGGTAAGAACGCCGGATAGAGTACTTGAAGCCGTTCGCTGCGTTCGAAGATTAGGTGAAATGCAATTGTTTGGTGCTTTTCGTAGGCAATGGTCATCACAAAAAGAATCTGACTGGTATCTTCAGGATAGACTAATTGTCAATGCCTACTTGAATGGTGTTCAAACTGCTGATCACCGTGAGTCCACTAGAGCATTGCGGAAGCGCAATATCAAAAGATTTTATGATTTTATGGGGTTTCGCGGTCTCAGTGGTGTATCGGATCTATCAGCGATAATAATTTCTGACTATACACTTTCCTTACAAGGTTGTGCGACAACATCAGTTCAACATATGCTTTCCACATTAAAAAATTATTTCCGTTTTCTTTTTCGTAACAGTTACTGCGCTAAAGACTGGTCTTCAAGCGTTCCCAAAGTGAGTGTGAAACAAAATCAAACTATTCCCGCACTTTGGGAAAAAAGTGAAGTCGAACTCTTGATGAAAAGTATTGATCGAACAAACCCCGTTGGTAAACGCGATTATGCAGTGATCCTTTTGGTGGTACAGCTGGGACTTAGGAGGTCAGATATTGCTGGATTAAAGCTAGAATCACTAAAATGGGATCGCAATGAGATAGACCTAGTGCAACACAAAACGGGAAAAAGATTAATTCACCCTCTTTGTGAAGATGTGGGTTGGGCTATTATTGATTATTTAAGATATGCTCGCCCCACTGTTGAAAGTGATTCCGTATTTCTAACCTCAAATGCTCCATATAGGAAGTTGGAACCCACGTCAGTAAGTTCCATATTAACGAAGTATACTCGCTTGTGCGGAATAACGAAGCCCTCTGGTACTACAAAGGGAGTTCATTCGCTACGACACGGATTTGCTCGAAGGCTATTGGAGCAAGGAACACCGCTTCCTGAAGTTTCAGATATTATGGGACATATAAGCTATTCTTCCACAACACCTTATCTAAAAATTGATGTTGAAGGCTTGCGAAAATGTACACTTTCGTTACCGGAGGTGATGAAATTTGAATAATTCTCATAAACCACTGGAATGCACATACAGCGGTGTGCTTGCCCAAATATGCAAAGCATTCATCATTGAAAAACGTGCAGTTGGATATGAGTACAGATCTGAAGATGAAAGGCTCAGCGAATTTAGTCGGTTCTCAGAAAACTACAATATCCCCTCAGAAACACTTACAGAGGAAGTTGTAAAAGCGTGGATTTCTCCAAGACCGATGGAATCAGATCGTACTCGCTACCACCGATTTTCGATTATACGTCAGTTTGCAGAATACATGACTCGTATGGGGTATGCCGCATATATCCCTTCAAGCTCTGAACTTGGAAAACTGCATAAGAGCTTTGTACCATATATCTTTACACATGAAGAAATTAATCGATTTTTTAAT